CAAGAAATATCTTGACGACTGAGGGCATCCTTGCTATACTATCCGAGTAAATCCCCCGAATCCAAATTAATCCGAGGTAATCCAAATGTCTTTCGCAGACCTTAAAAAGCAATCTAAGCTTGGCTCCCTGACCGCGAAACTGGTCAAGGAAGTCGAAAAGATGAATAACAATAGCGGTTCCAGCGGCGATGATCGCTTGTGGAAACTGGAATGTGATAAGAGCGGCAACGGTTATGCCGTGATCCGTTTCCTCCCCGCCCCTAATGGTGAAGACCTTCCTTTCGTGAAACTCTACAGTCACGCCTTCCAAGGTCCTGGTGGTTGGTATATTGAGAACTCTCTGACCACTCTTGGTCAGAAGGATCCTGTTTCTGAGTACAATACGATGCTGTGGAACAATGGCACCGATGCTGGTAAAGAAGCAGCACGTAAGCAGAAGCGCAAACTGACCTACATCGCTAACATCTATGTGGTCAAGGATCCTGCCAATCCCTCCAACGAAGGTAAAGTCTTCCTGTATAAGTTCGGTAAGAAGATCTTTGACAAACTCACTGCTGCCATGCAACCTGAGTTTGAGGACGAGGAAGCAATCGATCCGTTTGATTTCTGGCAAGGTGCTAACTTCAAACTGAAGGCAAAGAACGTTGCTGGTTATCGTAACTACGACTCCAGTGAGTTTGCCCGTCCCGATGCTCTCCTGGACGATGATGATGCTATGGAAGCAGTGTGGAAGAAAGAGTATTCTCTTGCTGAACTTGTTGCTGCTGATCAGTTCAAGACCTATGATGATCTGAAAAAGCGCCTAGATTATGTGCTGGGTAACAAAGGTACTCCCCGTTATCAGGATCCTGAAGAGTTTGATGGGGAAGAAACCACTCGTGGTTCCACCCGTGAACTCACTGAAGATCTCCGTGATGAACTGAACACTCTTCAACCCACTCGCACTGTTTCCTCTTCCTCTGATGAAGATGAGGATGATGATGCTCTCTCGTACTTTGCACGCCTTGCTGACGAGTGAAATCTGATTACACAATAGACCGTGTAAGTAAATCCGAAGCCGCAGAATTACTTCTGCGGTTTCATTATCTTAAGGACTTTTCGAAGTCCTTTAAGTCTGGATACAACTACGGTTTATATGAGAGCAATGATTTCAGTCCACTGAATATCGGTGGTATCAAGGGAGTCTGTATTTTTACTGGACTCCCTGTTCCCGAAGTCGCACAAGGAGCATTTGGATTAGAACGTAATGAACAACAAGGACTCTTCGAACTCTCAAGACTTTGCATCCACCCTGATACGCAGTCATGCGAATATAACATCACTTCTTGGTTTGTGTCACGAGCGATTAGACAACTTCGGAAAGATACTGAAGTTAAAGCAATCATTTCTTATGCTGATTCAGATTACCATTCTGGTACAATTTATCGTGCTTGTAACTTTAAATATGCAGGTCTCACAGAACCAAAAAAAGATTTCTACTATGCAGACGGAACTAAGCACTCTCGTGGCAAAGTAAAAGGTGCCGAGGGAGAATGGAAAGAACGCTCCCGCAAGCACCGATACGTTATGATGTTTGATAAGAAACTAGAACTCTTATGGAAGAGTGATGTTTAGATTCTCAGTTTGAATATACTTTTCGTTGATATACTGAGAAGATTTTTGATATGTAAAGATGTCTCTCATATCATTCAAGAACTGCTGTAAGTATCTTGGTTTTAATATGTAGATGCTCCTCTTTTTATCATTCTTACGAACTTCATACTCGTAGTTACTAATCCCAGTAACTGGATTTAGAGTTGCCGTTGGATCAGCAGGATTTGGAATTGTAAAAGTGCCGTCAACTACTTTTCCTTTGGGAAGAATTAAACGACCATTAGAGTCTTTAACTTCTGTAGTTTCATAAAAGCGCGTTGCGTTCAAATCGGTTCCATATTTCTCGTAGGAATAATTATAGAGATCTCGATCTGAAAGAGGCCAATCATCTCGAACGTTAATAATTCCTGCCGTAATTAGAACCACCCAATCAAGTTCTGGATCTCCATAAACTTCTTCAGCAATAAGTTCTGGTCTTGATCCTTCTGGAACTTCATACTTATTAAAGATAGTTAAAACATTCTGAAGATCTTCTCTTAGTTTGACTCTACGGAAGAGGTTTTTAACCTCAATGTAGTTAAGAGATGAATTCTTATCAGACTGATAAGAAGGATATAATAGATTTGGAAGTTCTCTAAAGTATCCCATTTTAGTAACCTACTCCTCCTACTCCTTCTCCTTCATCGTAGTCTTCTCGATAAACTGGCGATAGTTCTTGGAATGCTAAATCCATAATCATAGAAACAGGAGCACCGTCACTATATGTCGCATAGTTTCCTTCACCAGTGTAATTGACACTCATATTTGTGAGAGCACAAAGTTTAAATTTATTTAAATAATCTGAAGATGCTCCAACATACCCAATTCTAAAAATATTTGGGGTTTTTAAGAAACTAACATCTCTTCCTTCTGGTGCCATATTTTTTTTAAAACATCTTATAATATCTTTTACTTCTTGTGCTTCTCCTTGATATCTTGGAGTCATTTTAAATTGAAATTTGAATTGCCTCAAAGTTGGTCCACTGAATAATAATTCCATATTTGGATTGATAATTGCTCCAGTTGCTCTAGCAAATAATTGATCTACACTAATATTTGCCCCAAGAGCACTAATAGCTGATGTTACAGACCAAGTTTTAATAAACTCTTGTAGATTTTGATCCTTTTTTAGATCTTCTAAACCTTGTTGTGATGTTGAGGCAATTTTTTGAAAAAAACTGTTTATAGTTGGAGCTCCAGTAATATCTAATGCTGAAGAAGTTACTGCAGCATAAAAAGAATTCAAAGAATTTTCGCCATAATTAACCGCGTTTGTATCTGACAATTGTCCTGGTATTGGTAAAAATATAGTTTCTATTGCTTTTTGATTAACGTCAGGACCACCAATTAAAGGATTTGTTTTAATATCTCTTTCATATATAAATGGTTTTATGGCACCAACTCCAGGAAAAGTTTGTGGCACTGTTATTGTTTTTTCTTTTCTCACATACTTAACAACTTCAAACCTGATAAGGTCTTGTTTATTATCAATAGTTTCTCTAGGATATCTATAACTTGCCATTTTTGGCTACTTTTCTAACTATTTAGACGCTGTTTCATAAAAGGCAGTTCTCTGGCATCGGCAAGTTCTTCGGGATAGATTTCATACAATTGCCCTGGGATTTCATTCCAAGTGTATTGGCGCATTTGACCCCAGTGATAATTAAGACCACGAAATCCCCATTCAAATACATCAGTGACGGCAACTAGGGGATTTTGATCATATACTATGTTAGGAGTCTTGGGATTATAAACAAAGGCATAATACTTTCCAGCACTTGGTGCTCTGCCACTTTCGGGTATGGTACTCATAAGTTCCATCATCACATCATCGGGATCTTCCATACCAACAATATTATCCATTACAGAACGAATTCGATTAACTTCGTTCTCTGTGGGGTATTTTTCTTTTCTCTGTTTAAGAGTTTTTCTCGGCATTACTTAATACCTAGTTCGTCTTCTGTGATGATTTTGAACTCCCATAATCTATCTTTACAGAATTCTCGTGCTGCTTTCCACTTTGCCTGGTTCTTGGCATACTCGTAGACTTCGTAAATATATCCTTTTGTTTTCTTCTTTTGAACTTTTGGTTCAACTGTTTGCTTCTTTGGTTTGATCTCGATGATCATTTTCTTGATCTGGCCATTCGTTTCTCGCACCTTAATATAGAAGTCAGGAAAGTATCTGTGAATTCTATTATCAATGGGAGAACGATATGGAAGGGCAATTTCTTCACTACCCCACTCAAGAATATTTTTGTTCTTATCACAGTAGACCATAAACTTTCGCTCCCAAAGAGAACGATAGATTATGTTTGTTGGGTCACCTTTGTATTTTTGTGGGTATGATGGTTGAAATTTTCCCTTATATGACATCTAAATACTTAATAATGTAGGCTCCATTAGAGATATTTAGATGGCATCGCCAAAAACAGTAGTCCAAGAACCTAAGATGAGTGTCCTTAAATCCAAGGACATTGCTAAACCATCTCTTACCAATTATTATCAAGTTAACATTGGAGGTATTCCTGAGGTTGTAAAAAAATATATTAGTAAAACGTATGGTGTTCCATCTAATTGGATTAAAGAACAGGCTGGTTTAATGTGTGCTGATGCGACACTTCCAGCAAGTTCATTTGCTACAGCAGAAGTAAAAGATAATTTTCATGGAGTAAATCAACAATTCGCCCATACAAGACTTTACATAGACAGTGATTTCACTTTTTATGTCGATAAAAATTATCAAATGATTAAAGTTTTTGAAGGATGGATGGATTATATTTCTGGTAATAACATACAAGGATATGGACAAACTGATTATCGCTACTATAGAAGATTTAATTATCCTGAGGGACCAACAGGTTATAAGTGTCAATCTGGGTTTGATATTACTAAGTTTGAAAGAGACACTACTAAAACTGGATCTCCAATGTTGACTTATCAATTTTTTAATGCTTTTCCCAAATCAATGTCTGCTATTCCTGTTTCTTATGGTCCAGCAGATACTTTAAAGGTAACAGTTTCTTTTGCCTATGATAGGTATCTTATCCTTCAAGGAAGGGGGTTTAGCGAAGGAACAGGTGCACAAGGAGAAATTCCTGTCCAACCAGAACCATCACCAGCACAAGATGTGCCTATTAATCCAGTAACAAATGAACCAGTAGAGAGACCATTCAAGGGACTTTTAACTGATCAAGAATGGTATGATGCTTATAGAGGAGGAACAATTCAATCTACCCAAAAAATAAATGCTGCCAGAGACAGAAAATTGAGAGAAAGTGTAACTGGTCCAAGGGGACTTTAAAAATAGTAATAAATAATTTTAACTGAATTTCTATAGGTTATTATGCCTTTACCAAAGATCTCTACGCCAACATATGAGTTGGAACTACCTTCTACCGGAAAGACAATTAAGTACCGTCCCTTTCTGGTAAGAGAAGAAAAAATTCTCATCATGGCACTTGAGTCTGAGAATATGAAACAAATCTCAAGTGCTATTAAAACAGTTATCACTGATTGTATTAGCACACGCGGTGTAAAAGTTGATGATCTTTCAACATTTGATATCGAGTATCTCTTCCTGAATATTCGTGCTCGTTCTGTTGGTGAAACAGTAGAAGTTAATATTACCTGTCCAGATGATAATGTAACTAAAGTAAAAGTTGAAATTGATTTGGATGCCATTAAAGTTGAAAAGGATCCAAAACATTCAAATGTTGTTAAATTGGATGATAATCTTTCAATCCAAATGAAATATCCTTCTCTTGCTCAGTTCGTTGAGAACAACTTCGAGTATAATGAGACTGGAAGTGATGTTGACAAATCACTTGAAGTTATTGTTGCTTGTATTGGTCAAGTATTCACAGAAGATGAGTCTTGGAGTGCTTCTGACTGTACTAAGAAAGAACTGAGAGATTTTATCGAACAGATGAACACCAAACAGTTCAAGGATATTGAAGAGTTCTTCAATACGATGCCAAAACTTACACATACTGTTAAAGTTAAAAATCCAGAGACAGGTGTTGAAAGTGAAGTGGTTCTAGAAGGGTTAGCAAGTTTTTTCAGCTAGCGATGGCGCATGAAAGCCTGGAAAACTACTATAGAACAAATTTTGCTCTCATTCAGCACCATAAATATAGTTTGACGGAGATTGAAAATATGATACCGTGGGAGAGAGAAATTTATGTTACTCTTCTCCAACAGTACATTGAAGAAGAAAATCTAAAACAGCAGCAGAGTGGCATTTAGTAGTCAGGCATTTACCGCACCATCACTAAAGGCAAAACCTAAGTTAGGAAAAACAACAGTTTCTTCCTCAATATTTCGTGGCGAGTCACCACTGGTAGGTAAATCAACTACAATCAAAATTCCAAAGGGAATGCAGATTGGTGCTCGCGCTAGTTATGTAGATCCAAAATACTTAAAGAAAGAGTCTGCTCCTATAGAACAGACTTTAGTAGAGACTAATAATATTCTTGTAGAAATTCAAAAACAACTTTCTTTGGATTTTGCTTATAGAATAGCAAAAGAAGAAGATGAAGTAAAGAAAATAAGAAGTGCCACCGATAAGAGAAAAAGGGGTAAAGCAGAAGAAGGCGCAGAGACTGTCAATAAACTTGGATCAAAGATTGGCAAAACTGTAGATAAAATTATTGCTCCAACAAAAAATATATTCGACAGAATACTTCAGTTCTTTGGAGCACTGGTTGGTGGATTTTTAATCAATCAGGGACTGAAGTGGTTAAGCAAACCAGGTAGTATAGAAAAGATACAAGGATTTTTTGATTTCCTATCAAAACATGCCAATACCATTTTGATGGTTATTGGTGGTGTTCTTGTTCTTAGAGTTGTTAGAAAGATTACACGTCTTTATCGTCTCCTCCGTGGTATTTCTAGATTTGCGACTGGGCGTGGTTTTGGTGGAACTGGCGGAACTGGCAGAACTGGTGGTGGATTATTTCGAAATGCCTCAGGTGGAAGAAGGGGTGTAACAATAGGCAGAGAAACTAGATCTTTTTATACTGGAACTGGTGGAAGAACAGGACCTTCTGAATATGATCCTGGTGGTGGCAGGAAAAAGATAGATTTAGATGTTGTAACAAGATCAAAAAATCCAGTAGCAAGAGCACTTCAAGGTGTTGATGTAGGATTTAAAAGGGCTGGTAATAGTGCAATGAAGGCAATCGGAATGGGTCCCGGTGCTAAAGGTCTTGGAAAATTATTGAGACCGATATTTAAAAGAATACCACTTATTGGTGGTTTAATTGATTTTGCAGTATCCCTTGCTCTTGGAGAACCATTGGGTAGAGCAGCAGCAAAAGCAATTGGTGCCACATTAGGAACTGCTTTAGGTTCTTTCCCACCACTACTTCCTTTTGGTGGTCCAATATGGGGAGGATTACTTGGTGATATTCTTGCTGGTTCAATTTATGATGCTGTAACAAGTGGGCAAGAGCAAAATCAGGAAGGTTCTGGTTTAGAATTTAATAGAGGTGGAACTGTTCCTGGACCAAATGTGAATAGAGATATTGTCCCACTTTTGGCAACTCCTGGAGAAAAGGTTGTTCCAAGAGATGAAAGCAAAAAATTTGGACCATTCATTGATGATGTCATTTATAATGGTGGACAACTTTATACTATGATGATTGGTGCCCTTAAGAAGCAAGAAGAAAATAATGAAATATTCAAAGCAGCAAATGAAAAGTTTGAAACCACTTTGAAAGATTATGATGATTTTGTTAAAAAGATGAAATTGAAAGAGTCTGATCCTGCTTTATATCAAAGCATATATGGTGGTGGTAATCTTCGCTCAATGCCAAAACTAAAAGTTGGCAACCTAATGGGTTCTGCTCAATCTGGAATTGAAATAAATTCTGCTGGAGTTGTTGGACAAATTAGTGTTAATTTGAAGCAACCAAGAAGAGCAACCAAAGATTTGAGAAGACCTTCATCGGGATCATCATTGGCGGTTCTTCCACCAATGAACATGGGTGGCGGAAATCAAACTATGTCACCTTCTGGAACTATGGCAACTCCACCATCTAGAGGTAGTTCAATGCCAATGGTTGATGCTGAAGACCCATCAAACTTCTACGTTGCTTATGCGATGATGGAACTTGGAATATACGGGAGTTGATAAATGGAAGAACTAAACACCACAACTCAAGTAGAAAATTTAAAACTTAATGTTACTAACATTAAAAGTTTTCTTATCAAATCTAATACTCAAGTTAGAAGAATTGACTCTAAAAAAACAGCATTAATTAGTAAGGAAGTTCAGGACAGAAGAAGAGCAGAGGCAGAGCAAAAGGCAGAAACAAAAATTAAACCAGGAATGGGATTTGGTAAAAAAATTCTATCGGGTGTTGGTGGAATGGTGATGAGCATCAAAGATCGTATTATAAACTTCTTTGGTTATCTTGTTCTTGGATTTCTGGTTGATAAGTTACCTATAATTATTGAAAAAGTATCCTCTTTTATAAAAACTGTTGGACCATTTGTTGTTGGAACTGTTAAGGCACTTGGAGTAATAGCAAGTGGAATAGGATCAGTCTATAACAGTATATCTTCTCTTTTCAAACCAGATGATGCTAAGAAAAATATACAACAATCAGAAAAAGAACTACGTGGATTAGATCGTGAGATTGATACTGATGGTATTGTTATTCCAGAGATGCCTTTTGCTCCAATGGCACCAGGGAATATGTTCCCTCAACAAACTCCTCAAGCATCTCCACAGATATCTCCACCACAAAGTTCACCAGAAGGTAGTATTCCAAAAATACAAAAGAGAAACAAAGGTGGAGCAGTTAATAAACAGTCTCGGGCAAATCAACAACCAAAGAGGACAACAATTGGTAATGAAAAAACAAATCCAGTAAAACTTTTCTCTAAGACTTCCGAACAGAACAAGGAAACTACTGATTTATATGATAAGAATATGAGTAAGTTTGAAGATATTGTCAAAACTCTAAAAACTATTAAAAAATTTGGTGGAGATGGTAACGAAAGACCAAATGAAAACCCAGGAGAAGGTCCAAGAACAAGACCAGCATCTGATTTAACACCAGTTGCTGTAAGATCAGATGAAGTAATTGGATCTGTTGGATATACTGGAAAAACTGTGCCAGCAGGACCTGGTGGATCTCATATTCATATTGAGAATTACACAAATCCAGGAGCGTCTATACCAGACTCTGTTAAGAATAATATTCTTGTAAGTGGCATTCCAATGACACAAAGATTGAGATTTACCTCTGGTATTGGGATGAGATGGGGTAGTATGCACCGAGGAGAAGATTATGCTGGAGATCCAGATCAAAAGATAACACTACAAGGTGGACTGAAGTATGTTCAATTTATTCCAAATCGTGGTGATGGATATGGCAATAGAGTTATTATCGAATCCAATGGTGTTCAATATACATTGAACCATTTAAATTCTGGTCCAGATGATGAAACTTCTTTACTAAAGAGACAGCAAGAAAAAATAGCAGAGAGGAAAAAACAAGAAAGAGAAGCTAAGAAAACACTTGCCATACTTAAAGGACTTGAAAAGAAACCACTTAGTATAGATACCTCAGTAGATGACTCACAAACTAAACTTTTATTATTACCTATTGTGACACAAGCACCATCTACTCCTATCAGTTCTGGTAACGCATCACCAACTCAGGTTCCTGTTTTATTTGACATTACAAAACCAAGATCAGCATTCTCACTTAACAATATACCATAATGTTAGAAGCACAAGACGTTAAATACGAAGAATTCAAGATAATCTCACAGGATGGTTCTAATGCTGTGGATGCTTATAGTGGTAAGTTTAGAGTTACAAGGTTCAACTATTATGAAACTATCCTCTCGCCTTACATTACTGGAAATGTTGTTATTGTAAGCACGATTGATGCTGCCAAATCCACAGAAGATAATCAACAGAGAAGTGGATCTCTTTATAACTTCTTACCACTTAGTGCTGGATGTGTAATTACAGCAAAGATTAGGGCGGGTGTTGGTAATGAGACTAATCTTCTAGATTTTTCAACCGACCCATTTAAGAGACTTTATGTTACCGATGTGAGTATTCTTGATAAAAGTTCTACAAGTGAAACAATAACTCTTAAATTTATTTCTCGCATTGGGTGGTTGAATGAAACTACAAGAATCACAAAACACTACAAAGGGAAAATTACAGACTCTGTTCAAAAAATTCTCACAGAAGTTCTTACTATTGACAAAAACAAAATTGACCTAGATCCTTCGGCAAATTCATATTCATTTACTGGTATGAATAAGAGACCATTTGATATTTTGTTTATGTTGGCAAAGGCAACGGTTCCTTCTAGCGTATCAAATCCTGGATATTTCATCTATGAAACTAAGTCGAAGTTTCATTATGTTTCTGCTGATAAGTTGCTAAAACAACAGAGATATGGAAATGAATATAATTACAATGGTGCCGTACAATCTTCTGTTGAATTAAAAAACTCCAGTAATAATTTTAAAGTATCGTCTCTTACAACAACGAAAGACCAAAGTTTGTTGTCACAAATCAGATCTGGTGTATATGCTACTAAAAATATTTTCTTTAATCCATCAAACCTACAGTTTAAAGAGATTGATATTTCTGTAGTTAATGATCCAAAGTTTTCTTCTATTGCTAAGAAACCAAAGTTTCCTGGAATATTAGCATCAGACTTCAATGCTGGAAAGAGATATCACAGAGTTCAAACTGCCATTCTAGATGTTGGTGCTGATGAGGCAAATTTGGGAATTAATAATAGTCCAGAACTATACTATGCCGCCGGAACAACAAGATATAATGTAATGTTCTCCCAATCTCATTCTATTTCTGTTCCTTGTAATTTGGATCTTGAAGCAGGAAGAAAAATTAAAATGAATGTGGAGAGTACATCAACGAACAAAGAACAAGGTGTAGATGAACGTCAGAGTGGAGAATATATAATAAAAAGTCTTTGCCATCACTTTGAACCAAACAAATCAGTTACATCTATTGTTTTAATTAGAGATTCATACGGATTACATTTTACTAAAGATACCTAATGGACGCTTTCTCATCTTCTAGTTTAAATTTTTATGGTGCTGGAACCAATGAGTTTCTTGGTATTGTTCTATCTGGAGACTCTCAAAAAGATCAATTATCAGGTCTTGCTGGATGGGGGTGGAGGTATAGAGTTGCCATAATGGGTCATCATCCAGTTGATCAAGCATCAATTAAAGATGAGGAAATTACATATGCTATATGTGCTCTTGGAACTTGCGATGGATCTGGTGCTGGAGGAAGACTAAGAACACCAAAAATATCTCCAGGTGATGTTGTTCTCGGTAGATTTTTGGATGGTGATAAAAGACAAATTCCAATGATCACCAATGTTCTGGGAAGAACTTCTGGGGTTAAGTATGGATCTGGAAGATTTGAAGTCAAGAGTGGATATGATCAAGATGTAAAACCTGGAGGACTTGGACAGCAAGAATATAATCAACAGGACAATGTTGTATCTGGAGTATTAACGAAAAAACAACCACCAAAAGGTGATGGTGGTAAGAAAGATGAAGAAAGAAAAAAAGCGACAGTTGATTTAATTGAAAAGCAAACTGGCATTACTCCTGGACAAGGTGTTGATACTGTGTCTAAAGCACAAAGTAATGCTGTTGCCAAACAAATTACAAATTCCACTGATGTATTGAATAAAATTAATTCTGGAGAATCGATTGGACGACCTCGCCTGAGCGAGCCACCATCAGAGGAATTATCAAAAGCTTTGAGGTTAAAAAATCTTCAATTTAGACCGTATCGTGCGGATAGTAGTCTTGGTCAACAATATCCTGGCGGTGGGGTAATTACAAGTCTTTTTGAAGAATAAATATCAGCACGAGGAGGTAATTTAGAGAATGGCAGACGTACGTATTCAACCACCAACAAGAATTAATGGAAGAGATTATGTCTTTATTAATGATGGGAAAACAATTTACATTGCTTATGAAGATAAAAAGACAAATGTAAATGCTAAAGGCGAGATAGTTACTGAAAGGCAGCGAATAATAAACAAAGCTAGAAGTGGAGGATACGTAACTGAATATGGTAATTCATATACTGAAAAACAAATAGAGCAGCTGATTACATCAATACCGACCACTAGTGGTGTTGAGAGAGATTTTGTTTATATTGGATCATTTAGTAAAGGGAGTGATGGAAGATTTACAGAATTTAAACCATATCCTACAGGTCAAGAGTCTTCTAATGGAAATGCCGATCAATTAAAATATTTTGAGCAACAAGCAAAAGAAAAAGGGTCTGGATATCCGGAAAGTTTATTTACTAATTCAGTACCATTTGAAGTTGATATTCGATTTCCAGATACAACAATAACAGCACCAGAACCAGCAACACCAACACAAACTGGTCCAACAGTACAAGAAACACCATCTCAAGAGTTTATAGATTATGCCAAAGAGATGGAGGAACTTGGAGTATTGGATCCAGAGGTTAAAAAAATTATCTGTGCCAGTTACCCAGATCTTTGTGCTGAACTCAATTCTACTGTTCAAATTCCATTCAACAAACAAAGTCCAGAACAATTACTAAAATCTCTAAGAGAAAAACAAAGACAAAAAAATGCTAAGAGTGGAAAGGAAACAACTTGCCCAGCACTTTCAGACACAACAGGGAAAACAATTCTCCTCGCAGATCCTTGTAAGGATAACTTCTTCGCCAAAGTAGAAGCACATCTTGAAAATTTCTTCAATAAAATTACAAAACTTGGTTCAAAGATTTTAAATTTCCCACAAGAACTTAAGACAGTTGTTGGACAGATTGGTAGGGCAGCTAGCACTTTTGTTGGGACAATGATTGGTAAATTATCAAAAGCGATTAATAAGTTTATAAGTAATGGACTCGCAAAATTAACCCAACAAATATTCAATACGGTTGCTGCTCCTGCTCAGGCACTACTAAAAATTGTTGGTATAGAAGAAGACTTATTAAATCCAGTTAAGTTACTCAATAAGGCTCTTGCTTGTTTAGCATCAAAAGTTACACAGGCACTTACAAGTGTAATTGAAGATCTTATTATGGGAATGGTTAGAAATGTTCTTAACGTCCCCACCTGTGCCGTTCAGCAGTTTATTGGCGCTTTAACAACGAAGATTATTAATTTTATTGACTCTGCTATTACTCCATTGTTAGGACCAATTAGTGCAATTTTAGGTGCTGTCTTTAAGGTAAAAGATTTCCTAGTTGGTGCTGTTAAGACGATTAGAAAAATTCTAAGTTTCCTTAAGTGTGGTGAGAAAGAGAAGTGTCCACCAAGTAGAAAATATGTTATTGATAGGGGTGTAAAGAAAGACAAAGGAGAAAAGGAGCAAGAAGGTTTACTTGATAAAATTTCTAACTTCTCCTTGTCAGAGACTGTTGGAAGAGGTATTAATGACTTTGAAAATGAATATGGTCAATGGGATATTTTTGGATCTGGAGCAGGAACAGATGAAGGAATTGGTGGATCAAATTGTAATACCGGAAATGTATTTGCTTGTGGAGCACCAAAGGTAACCTTCTTTGGTGGCGATGGTGTTGGTGGAGCAGGAAAGGTTATTCTTGGTAAGTTTATGAGGGAATTTGATACTGATAATATTGGTGGAGACATTAAGAGAACCGCAAGTATTATTGGTGTAGAACTTACTGATCCTGGAACTGATTATAAGGATGCCCCATTTGTTTCCTTTGATGACAATTGTGATCAAGGGTATGGTTGCTATGGCAAGACAGTAATTGATACTAATGTAAATTCACCAACATATGGTCAAATAACATCGGTGATCATTATGACCGAAGGTGAAAACTATCCAGCAGGTGATGAAGAAGATGCTTACATTAGAGATGTTATTGTTGAAGATCCTGGTGATAATTATGATGATGGGGATGATTTAGAGAATGATGATTTGGAGATGGATGTTTCTGGTGGAAGAATTACTGCGGTTAGAATTAAGAAACCAATTCGTTATTCTGACCTACCAAAACTAAATATTAGAACGGAGACTGGATATGGTGCTGTATTGAGACCAATTATGACTACTGTACAACCACCACAAACAGAAATAGTTACTTCTATTGATTGTGTAACATGAGCGATAATAAACCAAGATATCTAGAGTCTTTCGGTCCAAAACTATATGTTGAAACTGGAAGTACAGTTGTAGGATTTGCTGGAAAAACGGCATATCAGTTAGTTTCTGTCAATGCTGATGGTTTAAGATATAACCAAAGTTTTCATGAAGGTAGTGGACTTGCTAGATTTAATACTGATAGTAAGTTTCAGTTTGAATGTGGCGATAAAATTAAATCAACTGATGTTGCTTGTCTTTTTACTGCCCACAAAGGGGGTATTGAATTCACTGCCGAAGATGGAATTATAACGTTTAAGGCAACTCAAATTGTTATCGAGGGTGAAGAGGAAGTTGTAATTCAAGGAAGAAATATTAGACTTGGATATCAGGAAGAGGGTGCTACAAAAAATATAAGAATGCTAGCAGATGATGTTCCAACGCCATATCTTAAAGAAGGAAAACTATCAGCTCTTCTGATGCAGAATACAAACATTTTGGCATTAGGAAATGCTTCAATATTCACTAAACCGTTCGATATTTTAAGAACCGTTTTAAGTTTAGCGGAATAGGAGAAAACAAATGGGATTAGCTCCAGACAAATATACTTTCAGTTCTGGCGATGATTTTGTAGAAAATCTGACGATTTACGGAAAACTAAATTATGATTTTACTAAGGACGTATTAGATCTTGATAGTATAAATGTAACTGGTAATTCAGTCTTTACTGGTTTAACTACTTTTATTGGTGACATAGACATTAACTCGTCTTTGACTGTTGATATTCTTTCAGCAAGACAAAAATTAGAAGTTGGAATTGGTGGTTCATTATTTACAGTATTAGAAAATGGAAATACTGGAATAGGAAAAACTGATCCAGAATATAAACTTGATATTGATGGTAGTGTTAATGTTGTTGAAAATATTATAGTTAATCAAAATATTGGAATTGGAAGCACATCCCCAGAGCAACGACTAGACGTTGCCGGTAGTATAAAAATCGATGATGAAATTTATGATTCTACAAATAGTCCTGGTGATGTTGGAGCTTTCTTAACTAAAGATGGAGATGGTATTAGGTGGGTAAACTTTGAACCATCCTTTAGTGAGGGTATTTTTGTTTATAATGACGAAGTTTTAGTAGGTCTTACTTCATTTAGTGGATTAAATTTAGTTGCTGGAAATAGTTTTGGTTCATCAACAGATACTGTTCAGGCATCTGTTAATTCAAATAATGCTAGTATTGCTGATATTTTCGTTTATGATTATTGGGGATCTAATGCTAGTGGAAATATCTATAGAAATTCTAAAGTAGGTATTAATAACTCAACACCAACTGCAGATTTAGATGTTACTGGAAGTGTAGAAATATCAGAAACTTTGAATGTTGGTGGTAATACTACACTTGAATCTGGTCTTGACGTTGATGGTACTACTACACTTAATGCTGCTCTTGATGTTGATGGTATTACTACACTCAACGCTGCTCTTGATGTTGACGGTGCTACCACTTTAAACAATACTCTTGATGTTGACGGCACTACCACACTTAATGCTGCTCTTGATGTTGATGGTGCTACTACCTTAAACAGTACTCTTGACGTTGATGGTAATACTACACTTAATTCTTCCCTTGATGTTGATGGTGCTACTACACTTAATTCTTCCCTTGACGTTGATGGCACTACCACACTTAATGCTGCTCTTGATGTTGATGGTGCTACTACCTTAAACAATACTCTTGACGTTGATGGTAATACTACACTCAACGCTGGTCTTGACGTTGATGGTGCTACTACACTTAATTCTTCCCTTGATGTTGATGGTGCTACTACATTAAACAGTACTCTTGATGTTGATGGACTCACCAGATTTAACAATACAACGGATTCTACTAATCCAACAAATGGATCTGTTCAAATTGATGGTGGAGTCGGTATTGTAAAAAGATTAAATGTTGGAGAATCAGTTGATTTTGATGATACATTAACAGTTGATGGGGCAACATCTTTAAATTCTACTCTTCAAGTTGGTGTTGGTGGTACAGTTATCACAACAACTGGAATAGGAAGTGTTGGATTTGGTAGTGTAACACCATCACAGGATGTTGATTTTAATAAGGATGTTCGCTTTCAAAAAGCAATTTATGACACAAATAATGAAGTTGGATTTAAAAATGAAAATTACCAAGTTCCAAGAAATGTTTTAACAAGCGTAGGGGTTGATACTTCTGGCAATATTATTGGTGGAAGATTCTATGATGCTGCCAATCTCATACGTTTAAACTTAGACTTTATTGCAAATGAAGCAGTTGGATTTTTAACTAGCACTGACTATAAAAACCCAGCTTTCGAATTATCATCCGCAGATTACACATCTTGTAAAGATGATATCAAAGATATTCTAAAAGCAGTTACTTATGATATTACACGAGGTGGTAATTCACGTTGCGTAGGTGCGGGTTTATCTTATTATAATGGGTCAGTCCTACAACATATTACTGGCACGGATGTAAATGGATATAGCATTAAAGATGCTACAATCGTTGCCATTACAACTGCTGCTCAAGTATCAAGATATGTAATTAATAACTTACCACCAACCAGATCTTATCAAGGAGTTGGTAATAGTATTTCTCTTATTCGGGATCTTTCACTACAAGACGATCCAAACTATAGTTCAAATATTGATCCAGATGGATGTGCTAATGTTGTATCCGCTATCACAGTTTGTGCGGGAATAGTTACAACTATTATTGGAAGTGGACCATCTGCTGCGCCGAATATTAATAATCCAAACGGAAAAATTGTTTGGTCTCCAGCAGGTGCAGATGCAAAGAACATTATATATGTTACAAAGTATGGAAATGATGATAATAATGGAAGAACAGAAGGTTCAGCAAAACTTACTATTGGTGCTGCAGCAGAAATAGCACAACCAGGTGATACAATTATGGTTCGTTCTGGTGTTTATGCTGAAAATAATCCAATTGGATTAAGAACTGATGTTTCCGTCGTTGGACAAGACCTAAGACTAGTAACAATTTATCCACAGAACAATGACGATGTTTTCTATGTTAGGAGAGGATGTCTCATTGATAGTTTGAGTTTTGCATATAGTAAAGATCCGTATGATGATGTAGCACCTATTAACATTACTGCTGCTGCTGTAGCATTTCCACCACCAGTAGGAATTGGTAGTGCTAGATCTGGATTCCTAGATCCAGGTCCTTGCAATGAAGGACCAAGTGGAAGATGGAGGTCTCCATATATTCGTAACTGTACTAATTTTATGACCGATAGTATTGGTATGAAAATTGATGGAGATCATGTTTCTGCTGCCTTTACAGGAACAAACAATCTTGGACAAGATCTCAAATGTATGGTTTGTGACTCGTTTACACAGTATAACCAAAATGGTATTGGAGTTTCTGTTACTAACAAAGCATATGCACAATTAGTTTCTATTTTCACTATTAATTGCAATATTGGAATTTTTGCTGGTAGTGGTGGTCAATGTGACATAACAAACTCAAACTCTTCATTTGGTAATTATGGTTTATATGCGGATGGAACAAGTGGAGATGAATTTACTGGAATTACTACTGGAGCAACAGTTTCTGCCGAAGAAGATACTTATGTATTTTATGGTGTTAAAGACTCTGAAGAAAATGTAAGAAAACCATTTGATGGGCAAGGAGTATTTTTTAAAATTAATCTGGATGATTATCCAGATACGGGAGTAAAAGCAGGTATAGTTACAGAACCACTTAGAGTTATTAGATCCATAAGAGTTACAGATGGAGGATCTGGATACAGTGCAGCAGCACCACCAAACATTACAATTTCCGAACCACTAGGACCAGAAGGAATTCTGGCAGAACTTTCTGCAAATGTTGATGCAGATGGAACAATTTCTTCCATTGATGTTATTTCGAGTGGCAGAAACTTCCTACCATCAGGAACAGGAAGCAATCAACAAGATATTACAATTACTATTTCTGGTTCTGGTGGAGCAACTGCAGAAGCAATTACAGATCCAATATTATATACTGTTAATACTGCAACAGAACCATCAATCTTGGGTATTACTACTGTAACCTTTAATGAATTTGTACCATATTCTGTTAACTCAAATGTTGGTGTATCATTTAGAAGACTTAGTAGGATTATTACCAGCTCTCACTCCTTCGAATATATTGGTGCTGGCACAGATATAAATAGAGCAAACCCCTTCCAGGGTGGTGTCCCAATACCTGAAAATGAAGTTGTTGCTATCAATGGGGGGCAAATTCCATTCACAAGTACAGATCAAAAAGGTAACTTTAGGATTGGTGAAGGTTTAACAATTGATCAAACTACATCTACTATTTCTGGAAGAGACTTTACTAGAGCGATACAGGCAAACTTAACACCATTGATACTTGCTTTGGGGGGATAATAAAATAAAATGGCAATTGCACCAGTTAATAAGTTTCTATCAGTATCCACTCCAGTTGCACCTGGAGAGCAAAAACTATATGAAGTTCCTACGGGGACATCTTCTATATTGCTTTATGCTCAAGTGTCAAATGTCGGCGTAGGAACTTACCCAAAAGTTACTTTTATTCAAAGAAGAGAATCTAGAAGTACAGGAAATACTAGAGATATAAGAATCATCAAAGAAGTTGAAGTGCCACCGAATGATGCAGTTATTTTGGTTGATGGGAGATTAGTATTAGAAAAAACCGCATCTGTTCTGGATTCAGTTTATATAACTTCAGTTCAATCTGGAATTGTTACAATTACTAATGTTGAATATTATGAACCGACGGGAGTTGCAACAATAACAACATCTACACCACATGGATTTGAATCTGATAGTGAAATTACAATGTCTGGTATTGAAATGTCTTGTCCAGGAGGATCTGGAATAACAACTACTATATTTCCTAGTCCACAAAGATCTTTTGTTATAGACAACATTGAAAGCGATGTTGGTGGATCCAAAACATTTACTACAAATGTTGGCAGTGCCAATGGGATATCACACACTTATGTAAGTGGTGGGTTAGTTGGACCACTCCAACTAGAATTCATTGGAAGCATACTAGAGAATTCTACCGTTTAAAGAATGGCAAAATATTTTAGTAACCGAGTTAAAAAAACACCAATATCTGGAATTTCAACCGAAAGATATCAATATCTTGGTCTTGATCAGGCAGAACCAGATCTTGGATATCCTGGAGAAAAGCAGCTACCAATTTCTGACAAATATTATTATTTGGTTACGATTGATGATCCTGTTTCTTATGATAAGTATTGGGTTGAAATTCCTCCTGCAGAGGTTTTAGGTGGAATCAGTATATTTGATGAGGGAGTTCTTGTCGGAACTGCAAACAGTGTATCTAAAGTAAATTTTGTTGGCGCAGCTATAACTGCAACTGCTAGCGGATCAATTTCAACAATTACTGTTTTTGCTCCTGGATCTTCCAAAGAAGTTATCTTTAATGAAAATGGGGAGTTTGTAACAGATACTTTATTGGTCTTTGACAGTTCTACAAATTCTCTTGGCATTGGAACCACAAATCCTCAAGCAAACGTCGATATCCGTGGAAGTCTAAAGTTAACAGATGTTTTCTATGATGTTAATGATAATGTTGGTATTGCCAATTCAATATTAACCTCAACTGGTGTAGGTGTTAGTTGGGCTAGTGTTAATAGTGTTTTTGGATTTGAAAGAATTCTTTATAATTTTATTTCAGAACAAGATCAGATATCCTTCACTATCGAATATTCATCTGAAGAAGATGTAGATGTTTATTTAAATGGTGTTCACTTATCACCATCATTATATTCTTTAAGCGGGGGAGATACTATAACACTGACGGAGTCTCTTGATTCTGGGGAAAGTTTAGATGTAATAGTATATCGAAATGCGATTGTTGGATCTCAAGGTATTCAGGGTGTTCAAGGTGTTCAAGGTATTCAAGGAGGACCTGGAGATCAAGGGATTCAGGGACTATCTGGTCAAGCAGTAGATAAGGGTGACCAAGGTATTCAAGGTATTCAGGGTATAACTGGTGACCAAGGTAATCAAGGATTTGATGGTTCACAAGGTATTCAAGGTACTCAAGGCATAATTGGAGATCAAGGTGTACAGGGTATAACTGGTGACCAAGGTGTACAGGGCATAACTGGTGACCAAGGAATTCAAGGTATAACTGGTGACCAAGGAATTCAAGGTATAACTGGTGACCAAGGTGTACAGGGCATAACTGGTGACCAAGGAATTCAAGGTATAACTGGAGATCAAGGTGTACAAGGTCTTGGTGATCAAGGTATCCAAGGTATAACTGGAGATCAAGGTGTACAGGGTGTACAGGGATTATCTGGTCAAGCAGTAGATAAAGGTGATCAAGGAATTCAAGGTATCCAAGGTGTCGGTGACCAAGGAATTCAAGGTATAACTGGAGATCAAGGTGTACAGGGATTATCTGGTCAGGCAGTAGATAAAGGTGATCAGGGTATTCAAGGTATCCAAGGTATAACTGGAGATCAAGGTGTACAGGGTGTACAGGGATTATCTGGTCAAGCAGTAGATAAAGGTGATCAGGGTATTCAAGGAATACAGGGTTTTGATGGTACACAAGGTGAAACCGGAGCACAGGGATCTGATGGAGATCAAGGGATTCAGGGACTATCTGGTCAAGCAGTAGATAAAGGTGATCAGGGTATTCAAGGAATACAGGGTATAACTGGTGATCAAGGTGTTCAGGGATCAAGTGGAAATGACGGTGATGTTGGATCCCCTGGTCCATCAGGATCTCCTGGTCCATCAGGATCTCCAGGATCCCCCGGTCCATCAGGATCTCCGGGACCAGCAGGACCATCTGGTAATCAAGGATCTGATGGTTCACAAGGATCTGATGGTTCACAAGGTACTCAAGGTACTCAAGGTATCCAAGGTATAACTGGTGATCAGGGTACTGATGGTTCACAAGGAACTCAAGGTGTCCAAGGCGCTGGAGATCAGGGTATTCAAGGTACTCAAGGATCTGATGGTTCACAAGGAACTCAGGGTACTCAAGGTGTCCAAGGTGCTGGAGATCAGGGTATTCAAGGTACTCAAGGATCTGATGGTTCACAAGGAACTCAGGGTACTCAAGGTGTCCAAGGTATTGGAGATCAGGGTATTCAAGGTTCACAAGGTACTCAAGGTATAACTGGTGATCAGGGTACTGATGGATCACAAGGTACTCAAGGTGTCCAAGGTGTCCAAGGTGCTGGAGATCAGGGTATTCAAGGTGTCCAAGGTGCTGGAGATCAAGGTACTGATGGTACTCAAGGTTCACAAGGTACTGATGGTTCACAAGGTACTCAAGGTGTCCAAGGTGCTGGAGATCAGGGTACTGATGGTACTCAAGGTTCACAAGGTACTGATGGTTCACAAGGTACTCAAGGTACTCAAGGTATCACAAGGTATCCAAGGTATAACTGGTGATCAGGGTACTGATGGTTCACCAGGTTCACCAGGAGATGACGGTACTCAAGGTTCACAAGGNANNCANGGTACTNANTGGTGTCCAAGGTGTTGGAGATCAGGGTATTCAAGGTACTCAAGGATCTGATGGTACTCAAGGATCTGATGGTGCTCAAGGAACTCAAGGTGTCCAAGGT